GCCGGTGGTGACGGCGATCACGTCAAAGGACAGGCTGCGGGCCTGGGCGAAGGGCCAGGACAGGCCCAGCGCCTCGATCTGCTCGGGGCCGCAGGTGATGACGAGGGCGGGCAGCATGGCGGCCGTGAGCTCGTCGGGATGGTCCACGTACACGCGCGCACCGGCGGCCGTGCTGGCGGCCACCAGGGTGGCCGCGACGGCGGCGAGGATCTGCTGGGTGATGTGGGCGGCCATGGTGCTCAGGCCTCGCGCAGCGTGAGGGTGGTGACGCCGGTGCCGTCGTGGGCGATGTTGGCCACGGTGTAGGCGATGCCGTCGACGGTGATGCCGCTGGCCCAGGCGACGTTGCTGACGTTGGCCGTCTGGCACATGACGCGCGGCGAGGGGTCGGACACGATGCCGGCCAGGTGCGGCTCGGTGGCGCCGTCGAAGATGGCGCCGAACGTCACCACCTGGCCCAGCGCGTTGGTTGCGCTGGCCGTGACGGCGAAGCCGTCGGTGCTGAAGTAGGGGGCGAGGTCTTCCACAAACATGGCGGTTCAGTTCGTCAGGCTTTGCGCGGCCACGGCCACGGTGTAGGCGGGGTTGTCGGTGCCGCCGATGTCGTAGTTCACGCGCAGGTAGCGTGGGGCCTTGTCGAAGTCGATGGCCTTCTTCTGGATGCTGGCCGCGGTGGTGAGGCCGGTGAAGGCGCCGCCGTCCACGTCGGCATAGGTGCGCGCGGTGGTGATGATGGCGAAGGTGTCGTTGTTGACGAAGGCGGCGCTGCCGGCGGTGAGCAGGAAGGTGACCTGCGCGCTGCTGTAGACGGTGCCGACGGTGGCGTTGGCCAGGCTGCCGCTGGTGCCGCCCACCACGGTGGCGGTGGTGGCGTTGGTGAGGGTGACGGTGATGGTCTCGGCAATGGCATCGGGGCCGCCATAGACCTGCGTGCACGTTCCGTTGCCGGTGTTGGTGCCGGGGGTGACGCTGGTGACCACATCGCCGTCGGGGGCGCCTTGCAGCTTGATGGCCAGCGTGGGGTTGGTGCCGGCGGTCTTGAGCGCCGTCAGGATGAGGGCGCCCTGGCCGCAGAGGCTGCGGGCGTCGATGCCGGCCGTGCTGCCATCCGCCGTGATGCTGGCGGGCGTTTGCAGGGTGGTGAGGGTGCTGTCGCCGAGGATGTCCATTACTTGGCCTTTTTGGTGGCGGTCTTGGGGGTGCGTGCGGGATCGGTGGCGGGCGGCGCGGCGGGCTCAGCGGGCACCTGCACGGCGCGCCCGGCGATCAGGTAGGCGCGGGCCTGCTGATCGGGGAGGTCGCGCACGTCGCCAGGGCTGGCATCGTTGCCGATGCCCCCCAGGGCGGTGCCGCGGATGAACTGGACGCGCATGCCGATCACCTATCAGGAGATGGTGGCGCCGGTGGCTTTGCAGAAGCTCTGCGGGTGGCGCAGCGCGATGTCGCACAGCTGGAAGCTGGTGACTTCGATCATGCCCTGCTTCTTGAGGCTGTACGGGTCGACCACCAGCTCCAGGGCGCCCCACATGCCGATGAGGGCATCGGACCAGTTGCCGAAGATGAGGCCATGCTCGGAGCCGCCGCCCAGGGTGGCGCTGACCTGGTTGGACGCGCGGGCGGCGTAGCCGGCCAGGGTGCCGGCGTCGAGCTTGCCGTCCCAGATCATGCGGGTGTCGGTGCTGGCGGCCACGACGGTCTGCGCGAGCTTGCCGGCCATGCCGGGGGTGGTGGCGAAGGCGAGCGACCCGGCCAGGGCGTTGTCTTTCAAGACTTCGGTGATCATGTCGATCAGCTTGCCGAAGGTGGGCACGCCGCCCATGGCCACGGCATTGACGCTGCCCGCGGCGTAGATGCCGGTGGGCTCGTTGCCGCTGCCTGCGCCGTGCATGACGGCCACGTCCCAGGCCAGGGCGTGGGCGGCGGCCAGGTCGCCACGGATGAAGGCTTCGACGTCCATGCTGGACTGGGCCATCAGCTGGCGGCTGAAGGCGGTGGTGCCTTGCAGGGTCTTGGGCGAGAGGCTGACGCTGGACAGCGTGGCGTTGGTGGCGGTGACGTTGGTGCCGCTGTTTTCAGCGACCCACGACACGGACACGCCGCCGGTTTGCGACGGGAAGGAGACAGGGCCGGTCAGGCCGCTGATGACGCGGGCGCCCAGGCCGACGGCCACCGACGCATTGCGCAGCATGTCGATAAATTCGCCGGCTTGCGTGAAGACGGTGCTGGCGCCCTTGCCGCTGGTGTTGTAGAGGGCCTCGCTGATGGCGGAGCGCACGGACAGGGGCACGAAGATGCCGCCGTTGCGCTTGTAGTTGGCGGGCAGGTTGCGCTCGATGTCCTGGCTGACTTCGACCTCCAGGCCGCTGGCCTTCTGGCCTTCGGCGCGGGCCAGGGCGGCGGCGATGGCGCGCACGTAGCTGAATTCTTGCGCCTCGCGCTCGTTGAGCGTGACGGTATCGGTGGCGGCGGCCGGGGCCTTGGTGATGGCATCGAGCAGGGCGGCGCGGAATTCTTCCACGCTCTTGCCTTCGCGCAGGTATTGCGCGGCCAGCTTGTCGCCGCCGCGGGCGGCGTGGGCCTCGCCGAGCGCGATGATTTCGGCGGTGCGGGTGCGCTCTTGCGTGAGGGCGTCGGCGCGGGCGTTTTCGATGACGGTGATGTCAGGTGCGGTCATGGTGGAGGTCTCCGGGGCGGGGGTTGGTACGGGGGCGGTCAGGGCGCGGGTGCCGCCCTCGATTACGGTTTCAAAGGGTTGATCGGCAGGGGCGGCGCGGCCGATGCCGACGGCCGTGTCGGCGGGGATGGCCACCAGGGAAATCTCCAGCGGCTCCCATTGCGTGGCGCGGTAGGTCTCGGTGTCGCCATCGGTGGACTCCAGCACCATCTTGTGGACGCGGTAGCCGACGCTGACGTGCTGGCGGATGCCGTCGAGCACGTCCTGGAAGGCGGCTTCGGCGTCTTCGCTGCGGCCAAAGCGCACGATGGCGCGGCCAACGCGGTCGGTGCCGATGGCAACTTCTTCCACCACGCCGATCTGCTCGCAGGGGTCGTGGTCCATCAGCAAGGGGCCGGCATTGCGCAGGCGGTCCAGCATGATGGAGGTGGGGGCGTGGTCGAGCACTTCGTTGCCGAACCAGCGGGCCACGGGTGTCTCGGAGCTGAAAGACAGCGGCACGGTGCGCGTGTCCACACTGATGGCGGCGCGGTCGAACATCGCGGCGCGATGCAGGGTGCCGGTCTTGATGGTGCGGGCGTCGGTGGTCGTCGTCATGGGGGTGGATGATGGGCTTGCTGTGGCGCGCAGTTAAGGCAAAAAAGTTCCGCTAGGCGGCGGGCGGCGGCGCGGGCGGATCACCGGCCGCTGCGGTGGTGGTTTGCTGGTTGTCGCTGAAGTCGACCAGCGTGACGCCAGCATCGGCGACCATCTTTTCAAAATCGCCGATGGCGGCGAGCACATCCTCGACATCGACGCCGTTTTGCGCGGCGATCATCTGCGGGGATGCAATGCCGGTCTTGATGGCCAGGCGGCTGGCTTCGATGTCCTTCAGCGGGTCAACCCAACCCCAGCGCCGGCCCAGCCAGGTGTGGGCGGTGAACTTGTCGAGCTTGGCGATGGGCAGCGCGGCGCCGCTGGCGTAGGTGATGGCGCCGCTGGTTAGCGACCACTTCAGCCATTCAGCGAACACGGGGCGCAGGAACGCTTCGGCGAACCAGTTTTGCAGGACCATCCAGGCGTCGCGCTCTTCCAGCGTGCCGCTGCGAATGCTGCTGAAGTTGACGCCCTCCAGATCGTTGGCCAGGCCGTGGTATGTGACACCCAAACCGCTGGCGATGCTGCGCAGCCGGGTCTTCATGAACGCCTGGTAATTGGCGTGGGGGTAGTCGGGGTTCCAGTCCTGGAACTGCACGCCGCGCGGCAGGGTCTGGAAGCTGCCGGGGTCGGCGTCGGTGATGGTGTTGCCCTGCTCGTCCTGGTCGTCGCCTGGGGGCGCATCGCCGTCGGGCGTGGTGAAAAAGCCCATCTTGCTGGCGCCGATGCGCGCGGCGACGATGGCGGCCTCTTCATAGCCGTCGAGCATCTGCAGGCCGCGGATGACGGCGTGCATGCTGGGCATGCCGCGCACCTGCTCGGGGCGGTAGGGCTTGTAAACGTGGATCACGTCGGCGGCGTCCACGCGCGTGAGGGTGGCCTGCGCGCCGTGGCTGGCGGCGGTGCCGAGCTTGCCGAGGTTGAGCCAGTAGGCAACGGTGCGGTTGAGGTCGTCCACCTCGACGCCCATGATGATCTGCGCGCCGTTTTTCAGGTCGCGGCTGTATTGCACGGGCAGGCGCTCGACCTCGACCATGCGCAGGGCGTAGCCGTATTTGTTGCCGGCTTTCTTGCCCTTGATCTGCACGATCAGGGCCTCGCCATCGCGGCCCCAGGTTTCGGCGACGATGCTCTGCACGTCGACCCACGACAGGCGCCCGCTGATGTCGCACACGCCGCGGCGCGACCAGTCGGCGAAGGCGTTTTCGATCAGGGTGCGTGCCAGGCGGTCGGGCTTGCTGTTGCCATTGGCGGCGAGGCTTTGCAGGGCGAAGCCGGTGGGGCCGACGAGGTTGGCCACCAGGGTGGACAGGTACTTCTTGGCGAATTCGTTGTTCTTGGCCAGGTCGCGGGCGCGGTTGCGGGTGGGCTCCAGCGCGGCGTGGATTTCTTCGTTGGCGGTGAGGCCGGGGGCCTTCCAGCTGGCGGTGAGGCGGTCCACCAGGGCGGCCTCGAAGTTGCGGCTGGCGTGGATGACGGCGGCGGTGCGCTTCGGGATGGCGGGAGGCGCTGCCTGGGCGCGGCGCGGCCAGATGCGGTCGAGGATGCCCATGGGTTAAAACCTCACTAGGTATTTGTTGCCGCCACCAAGGCCGGCGGCAATGCGCTCGGCGCGCTTTTCGGAGGCGAGCACGGATTTCCAGTGGTACAGCTGCTCCAGGATCTCGGCGCCGCTGCGGTATTTCATCCGGCGCCCGGCGATCTCGTACTCGGCCACATGGCCCTGGCTGGCGGTGTAGGTCTTGTACGCGGCTGTCAGCTGGTCGACGATGATGGCGGCGTCGCTGCGGGCGTCGAGCGTGGACAGCGCGGCGATGTTGGGCTTGACGGTGATGGTGCCGGTGGCCAGCGTGATGCGGTAGCCGGTTTTTTCGACCCACTTGGTCCAGGTGTAGTCGCCGGCGGTGTAGGCGGCGGTGGTGGTGGGTGTGAGGGTGACGAGGTGATCGGCGCCGCTGGCGGTGGCGGTGATGTCGATCTTGCCGGCGGCGTTGATCAGCCGATACTTGAGCGTCCACGCGCTGGCGGGGTAGTCATCGAGCGACTGCTGCCAGGAGTAGGAGTCGCCGGCCGTGATGACGGCAGGCTCTGTGGTGGGGGTGCTTGCCATGCGCGCAGCCTGTGAAGAATAGGCTGCATGATGGGCATTGCCGGGATCGGCGTTAAGGCAAAAAAGTTCCGGTTTAGTCCGGTTTCTGTCTCATGATTTCAAGGCACATATGCCCCAGCTTTTCTCTGGCGTTTTCCCAAACGTCGACAAGCTCGTCTAAATATGCAAAAACTACACTGTTTGTGTCGCTGACGAGCAGGTAATGATTTACGCATTCATCAATGTACGGCCTTGCCACCATCAGGCTCCAGTAGGAGCTTGCAGCAGGAATTACATCTTGTTTTTCTTCGGCCCACTTGGCCAATATGCCAAGCTCGATCTCTGTTAGTTCCATTATTTCCTTTGTCATTTTCCTGTTAACGCTTTGCGCAGGCCGCGCGTGCTGATGCCCATGGCCTTGGCCAGGTCTTGCTGGCTGGGCCGTTTGTTGGCCTCGCGCAGCATGCGGGCGGCCACGGCCTGGCGCTGGGCCTTGGGCTGGCCGGGCAC